ATTCATATCTTTTATACGCTTTAAACGTGCAGCCTCTGTGCTTAGTTCTTGCTTTTCCGTGCCTGTTGATAGACCCGCATCTAGTTCTTTAAAATCTAAAGAAGATTGTTCTGGTTTTGATAAAGGGATAGTTTCTCTAAGCTGTCTTTGCAAATTATTACCATAGTATCTATTAGGATCTGTTGGTACTTCTTTAGTTCCTAGAGCAGTATTAGGAGGAGGAACATTATCCGGTGAGAACAGAGCTTCAGTTTGTGCGTCTGCTGGAGTAATATTATTACTTGCTTCAGTACGAGGACCACCGGCTGTAGTCGGAGCAAGAGTATCTGGAGGATTACCTCCTCCTCCTACTAGTACTTCATTAGCTGTAGAGCCACCTTGATTCTGTTCTACACTTTGTAGGGCAGACGCAACTGCTTTCATTCGAGGAGCAACACCCGTCTCTTCTTCTACAGATTTTCTGTACTCATTATTATCTAAAAATTCTTCAGCCGCCTCACTGAACTTACCTTCATTTATAAGTTTAATCGTTTTTGGACTTCCTGATAAACCCCCTCGATAAACGGACGATAAAACCTGTTGCTGCACAGGTGCAGGAAAAGTATCAAACTTTGGCATTAATCGTTTAGCCAATGCATACTTTTCTTTTAGGTCTTTATCTAGTAATCTTTCAGCTTGTTCTTCAGTTATTGTATCACCGGTCTTAACATTTCCTTTATGTCCATAGCCTATACTATAATTTTCCCTACCCCCATCTTCATATGGGTTTTCTGAAAAACCTTCTAGCTCTTTTAAAGATTGTTTTGTGTCATTAAATACTTCATTGCTTAAAGCCATAGTTAATCCCTTTTCGCCGCTGATTGTACTTCAGTTTTCATAGACGTTAACTTGTTGAGAAACTGACAGGCACCCTGCGCCCTAAACATATCCATATCATCATCGCATTGTTCTAGCAAACGATGTTGTTCTTTCTTTTTTTCTTCTATGTAAAGGTTCATCAACTCCTGAAAATCAGGTTGATTAACTAACACAAGCAGATCTCTAGCCACTCTAATATCAAGCATTACCAGCACCACCAGCCTGTTGCAACATAGCCATTAATTCAGGAGGTAGTTGCTGTTGGGGTTGAGCGCCGCCACCAGTAGGTGCCCCCTGCTCCCCCGGAACCGGTGCTTGACCAATACCAATGTTTCCTCCACCTGTACCCATCGGATCTTGACCAACAGCCGCTTGAGGAGGTGGTGCAGGAGGTTGAGGATTGTCTTCCATAGCCTGTTTCTGCATCTGTTGCAGGATAAGAGCCTGACGGAAAGCCTCTTCTGGATTGTTGGTAACCTTATCTACATCCAGATCCATTGTGGCAGCAATCTCTCGCATGATATACGGGAACTTAGCAAAGGGTGCCAGTACTGGATTACTCGCAATCTGTAGAAAGCTGATAAGCCGCTGAGAACGAACTTCATTCTTCATAAAGCTCTCAGTACCCCTAGCCCTAACCTCTAAATCTCCCTTGATCTCTGGATCAAAATCAAACTGCATATTCCACGCATAGAGAGCCTCACCAAGAGGGCGGATAAGATAGTCGTCTATATTCTTAACAACTGTACGAATAGAGTTACTGGCGGCTCCCATAAGCATCGAAATGCCTGATGCAGTACGCCCTGTTCCCTGCACACCTGTCTGTCCATACGAATACGATGGTAGACCAGATGATTCATCAGCTAACACGCGAGCCTTATCAAACAGCAGCATATTTTCAGATGATACATTAGGGAATTTAGTTCCGAAGATTGCTTGCCCTGGCGCTCCTCCTTGGCGACGGAATACCTTACCCGGATATACATTTAGATCTTGTCCCGGTGCAAGGTTAGTTTCGTCCACCTCTATAAGAAGATTACCAGACAATACAGCATTATCAACAGCCATACGCATAAAGCCGTTCATAAGAGTCTGCGTGTCATCCATGTTCTCGGCAAGTCCAATACCAAAGAAGCTATACGGATTAAGCTCATACGGAGAAGCAACGTAAGGAAGACGAGAAGGTGTGAAAGGATTGATAACCAGACGCAACACGTAACCATTGCAGATCCAACAGTTAATCTGGAGATCTTCATCATCCTTATAACTTTTAGGTATCTCTATATCCTGTGCTTCTGCTATCTTACGATCAATAGTGCCCCAAAANTCTAGAACCTCAAAGCGTTCTACTCCGCTGTTACCTGTGGTAGCATCGTCTGAGCCAAAGTTAGATCCTACAGCATTATCGTTAAGATCATCTTCCCACCACGATCTACTATAATTCTCTCCTGACTTGATAGCTTCTTCTATCGATTTCTTTCTGAAGAAAGGACGTTTCTTTAGATCTCGTAGCTGGGGGCGAGTATACCTATGCCTTTCAATAGCGTAGTTACACTCATCCATGTTATATGCATCTGGATCAGGGTAAAAATCCCAAACAGACACATGCTCTACTTTAGGAACAGTTTTAATAACTGGATCATATTCGCCATCATCAGCCCAGTTAGCGTATTCCTTATCGTAAGCAAACGGACCCTTCATAATACCGGTGCCAAAGAGTACCGCTTCAAAACAAGTATGACGAAGATGCTTAGTAGCAGAAGACTCTTCTAACTGATCCTTAATNTTCTTTTCCATTTTCTTCGCTGCTACTTGTGCAGGATGGAAAGTAACTGCTGACGGNGTAACACCCGGACCTTCTTCCAAGCCTTCAAGCTCTTCTAGGTCTTCCTTCATCGGCCCGAGGCGTTCTGCTAGTTTAGCAGAGGTATCTCCAGGTTGTAAATCTTTACCATCACCTGGATATCCATAAAGGCTTTCAATCTGTTTCTCTACTGTCTCTTCTGCTTCTTCCTTTTTAGGATCTACATTTGCGGTGTCCACAATTCCTTCTGGCAATGTAGTAGGTTCAATACTAAGAGGAAAACGACTCTGACTTAAAAGCACCTCAATTAGCTGACCGTAGGAAGCTAGAACTTTAGTCTTTGTAACTTTAATAAATACTCTTGATTTTTCTGCTTCGGTAAATCGAACATCTGGTCCGTACAAACCACGATAGTTACGATAAGCTCGTAGCCACCGCTCTTCATCAGAGTGACGCCGGTCTTGTGCGCGTGAATACCTTGACTCTACATAACTTACTAGATTCTGATAGGTCTCGTCATCAGGACCAGCCTTATCGTCTAGTACCATAGTGTCTTTTTTCTTCGCCATTATTTAATATCCAAATACATTATCGCTGGGCTTCCAACGATTCTTAGGAGCATTTTCATAAGCCATCCTTCTGTTAGAAGGTCTTGACTGTATCATGTATCGTAGAGCATCGTACAAATGGTCTTCTGACTTAGTATCAACATCCTCTGGATTACGAGGATCAACTGGAATAGCTGCTAGTTGACTAATTAAATTACGACAATTATCTAAGATCCTAATACCCGGTTCTTCTGTTTCATCATTAATAGCAAGCCTCTTATGTAGTTCAATCTTACCGGCGACACGACTACCAGGAGATCTATCAGAAGGTCTAAATCTACACCCGGTTGCATTTATAGCTTCAGCAATAGAAGGACCTGAGTCTCCTCGTTTAGCCCAGCACGAGCTATCTAGAAGGGCATCCTGTATCCTACCATCCCCCTCTTCTGTATCTATTATTAACTCACCCAGTTTATCAGCGGTTAGGCGATTAACATATAGCTCTCTATATATCCATAGCCCACCATCAAAGTCTACTGCGCCCCATAAGATACCCGAATGTGCCGCGTAACCAAAGTCTGCTGCTCTAATCTTTGTCCATCCGTTTGGTATCTCAAAAGAAGGAACGACATGAATTTCTTTATCAAAGTCTGGAAAGGCTCCATCGTCTATTGCATCCCAATCACCATATAAAAACTGCTTCCTTTTTACTTCTGGAAGAGAAGCCAACATTGAAACATAACTAGAATCTTGTGTTAAGTAAGGATTATCCCATACAGAAGCTGCTATAAACTTTCGTGTTATTTCGCTTGAGAGTTTCCTGCCGTCAACTTCATACTCCACCTTTTCCACCACCCTCGTGTTAGGAGGTGCAGGATCAATGAACATTTTCTTAACCCATGCAGAACCGATGTTACCAGGATTACCGGTAGCTCGCATATGTAAAGGTATACTCCTATCAATGGTTCGTAAAGACGAGCGTAAAAAATGCCAGATATCAGGGCTAGAATATTGCGGTAACTCGTCCACACCGATCCATGAATACGATTGGCCCTGGTATCGAAGTACGTCTTGTAGGTTTTCACAGTATCCAAATTCAATTCTTGCTCCACTCGGAAAGTACCATGTGTTCTCTTGGCTCTTCCACTTTGCTCCCTTTACTGCTTTAGGGTAAATTTGTTGAGTCTGAAATATGACATCTCGTAACTCTGGCATTGATCGTCTAATAAGTAATGCACGATGAGCAGATTTCTCTACAGATCGTAACGGTGCAATTAACAGAGAAAAGGTCTTACCTCCTCCTCTAGCCCCTCCGTAAAATACTTCTCTCTCATTAGAAGAAAGAAAATGAGTTTGTGGTCCTTCGTTAGGTCTAAAAGCTACTTCTTGTTTAGGACCAGGACTATCCGTAAATTCAATAACCTCGGATTCTTGTTCTGGTTTCTTTACTGCTTTTTGTAACTTACGCTCTGCGATACCATGTTTAATACGGCTTTGTCTTTCGCTGCTTTTAAGATCTTGGACTCTTCGTTGTTCCTTACTAAGGCCGCGCCTCCTGACTTTTCTACGCGCCTCAAGTTCTTCGGGTGACCACGCAAGTTTGTGAAGTCTAGTCGCGGATAACTTTCGTTTAGTTTCATTTTCTAACCACGCTGCTACCTTACGTACCGGTTGACTACCATCTCTAATTTGTTCTATAGCTGTTTCTAGTTTTTCTATAGTAGGTATATGAGGTACATATTCTTTGCCGGTGGTATCGTACCCATAAGGGACACGACCACGAGCAGGAATAGGATTACGATCTAGATGCTTTGCCTTATTCTGTGGCATAGATCATTCTTCAGGATCATCTACATCTAAAGGAGGGAGTATAACAATAGCAGAAGGTGTTCCCTTATGTTCGATCTTCTCAGTTTTGACAATCCCAGTGCGATCTAAGATTTCTTTAGCCGCTGCTAGTCGCTCACGGTTCCCCAGAGCACTGGGATCATCTAATACACCGGTCATAGACAGCACTGCTTTAGGAGCGTTAGCCGCAAGCATGTGTTCTGCACGATCTATGATCTCATCTTTTAAACTACGAATAAGACGAGCAGGGAACTCATGTTTTGAGTACCCCGCCATATCCATCGCCTGACGAAAGTTTCCTTGCGCGTCACTAAACAAAGCGTTTAGAAACTTCTCCTGTTGTTCAGTCATAGTGATCCTTTAATAATAAGAGCCGCCCTTACTGGTGAACCCGCCCTTTTTCATTCCGTACTTAGTTTTAGCGGCACCAGCTTTCTTCTTCTTTACAGGACCGCCACGTCGAAGGTTCTGTTCAGCAGCAGAGTCACTAATGTTTTCTTCTTTTGCCTTGTCCCGTGTTGAAACTTTATTCCTCAACGCATAATCATCTTGAGTAGAATCATCTGAATAAGGGGATTTACCTTTTCGATCTACAAGTTTAGGTTTAGGTGTACGCCCGGTATCCGTTACAGTTCCAGGTTCTCCAATATCTTCATTACGTTTACGAGAATCTCCTGTATCCGTTACAGTTCCGGGTTCGCCAATCTCTTCGTTACGTTTACGAGAATCTCCACCCCCAGATGCTGCTACCCCCAAAACACCTGCAACAGTACCTAGAGTAGCTAGACGCCGAGCATTCTTTTCTGCCACCATACGCTGTCCTTCAGTTTTGTTGACTTTCTTCATCGACATATTAGGAGAACCCGATTTAGTTTTACCCGGTTTAAACACAACAAAGGCGGACTCATCCGTTGCCCGATCTCCCTTTTTCATAGTCTGCCTTTTTACAGGCGTCCAAAACTTCTTAGCCATCTTTACTAGATCAGGACCATACTTTTTTACTGCTTTAGCGGTGCTCTTAGCAGCTAGGCCAGCTACAGGACCAAGAACGGGGATAGGAATAAGATACGTCATTACTTCTTTTTCAGTCTCGGTAGCTTGACGCATCCCACTTGGAGTTGCTTGTACGCCTCGACTTAACATTATGCGGCTCCCTTTTTATATATGCCGCCGCGCTTAGTAAAGCCGCCTGACCGCATTCCATAACGTGATTTTTCAGTCTTCTTTACAGAGCCACCCTTTTTAAAGTTAGCAGCCTCTGACATATCCTCATATTCAACTAAGGTATCGTCGCCTAGTACCTTCTTAATCGCCCTACGCCCAGCTTCTTCACTAAAACGCTTTGGTTCAGTCTCTTTGCCCAGCTTCGTTACTGTTCTACCTTCTGGAGCAGGTTGATCAGGCATGTTAGGTTGTATTGGGGGTGACGATGAAGGGGACATTCGTGACGCAGTAGTTGGTGTGGATTTAGAAGAAGAAGGTTTGTTATTTGATTCGGATGCTTTCATCGTGGGGTCTTTATTATAATCTTCGTCTTTAGTATTTTCCCAAACAGCCATATCTTTTTTATACTTTTTTCTGGCTGCATCCATCTTTTTTTCTTGGGCATCGGTTTGCCCGTATAATGCCGTTTTTGCTTCTTTTTTCCCAAGTACGTTTATTAATGTAGGAGACTTAGGCTTTGAAGACGGGTCGTTATCTTCTGCTGCTTCATACTTTTTCATACCATCTCGATACTTTTTCATATCGAGTTTCCATTTTTTTATCTGACGTTTAAATTCTGGGTTAGTAAGTTTACTTTTACCACTGCCTTGTTTAGGCATTTTTGGTTCAATGGGTTTTTTCATTACTTATTTCCTTGTCTGGTGTTTCTAACGTATGGCATTCGCAATGACATACATCGTGATCGCAACCACATTCTATACAGGCGTCACACGGACAATCAGGGTTGTATACCGCATTATCCATTACCCTATCCTCATTAAATCTGCCAATTCAGTAGCTCTGCCCTTTACCTGCCTAGCCCATTTACTGTCTAACATCTCATGGGAAGCAGCGTCAAAGTCTCCTTCGTGTATCTCTGCCCACATCTTACGAAACTTACACAGACGAGGAACACCAAGATTAAATGCCATATTAAGAAGTACGATTATTCTATTATCAGTTAGAAACTCCACACAAGAGTGAGCTTCAAGCAACTCTCGTTCAACGATAGAAATATCATTTTCGAGTAAATGTTTAGCGCCATCTTCTGTTATTCCTTCAGCATATACCTCTATTATATCATAGTATCCCAGGAAGGTCAACTCTTTATCTGTGATTCCACGATGCTCAATGTTACGACCTATACCTATGGTATCTATGCCTAGAGAATCTTGGTAAACGGTGAGTACACAACCTTCGTGTACCAGTAGCATGTCGGTTAGCTTTTGTCTGTTGTATATCATGGCTACCTGTATTGTTTAACTTTCTTCGCAACCTGTTTAGGTTGTTTTACGAATTGTTTACCTGCCTTAGTACCAGCACGTTTTGCTTTAGTGGTTGCCGCATACTCAGAAGAAGATAATGCTTTGATAGCTTTTTCTGGTAAGTATCTTTCTCCTGTCTTAGCTGAAGGCTTACCCGACTTAGTCTTCCATTTCTGTTTAGTCCAAGCCTTGAGGCTTTTCTGTGGTTGCTTCAAAGCCACTACTTGTATCCTCCACCAGCTTTCTTGTATTCACTGGCTACTAATTGTGCCTTTCTAGCAGACCATTGCCCAGGCTTTCCACCCTTTGATCCAGCTTTAATTTTATTAAATAGTCTTTTCCGCATAGTGGGTTTAGTATAGTTACCCGCTTTGTTTACAGTAGATTTACTCATTTCTTTTTAAGCTGACTAAAGCCAAAGTACGAACCAACCAAAGCAGACAATGCACCATACATCATCATAAGAACACTNTGTGCTGGTTCAAAACGATCAGGCCAGATAAGTACCACGGCTGTAGCCACAAGCATAGTACCTAATGCAGTCCAAGCCATGTAGCGCCGGTTAGTCTGATACGCAGCTTTATCTACGATACTTGACTCGTCGCTCATTTCTTTTTCCCTTTAGCCTTTTTAGGCTTTGTATGTGATAGAGGTTTGCTGGACTTGCTATGTTTAGCACCGCTATGCACAGATCCATCCGGCATCTTATGTACCTTACCGACGTACTCTGTACCGTCTTTATGATAATGCTTTGAGTTCTTAGCCATTATTCTTTAGTATCCTCTATGATCTTCTCTATCTTTAAGAACTTAATTCTCTCATTCTGTACGTATCTCCATACGTGGCCCCTGCCATTGTGTATCGAGAATACAGTTTCATACATACCTATCTTAACTATAATAGCCTTATCACCATCTATTATACACTTATCACCTTCATTGAAGGAAGGGTCTAGCTTAAACTTTAATCCGTTAATTAAGTTAGTAAGTAGGTCTTTAAGAAAGAAGGCTAAACCTAGACTAAGGAATATAGCCATTATCGGAACTAGAGAAGTGGTTAGATCTAAAGATATTTCATCCAGGGAACCCATGTAGCTGTTACCATTTTACTTTGTCTGCCCAGTAAGCTGCTGACATCTTACCTCTTTGAATATTCTTACTATGTCTAGCCTTAAAACTCTTACGCTTTGCTTTCATCTTATCTGATTCATCAGACTTAGGTTTACCAGCGGTAGAGGCACCTTGTTCGCCAAAGCGAATCATTTTAATAGTTTTACCCTCTTTAGCCAATACTACATGACTCTTAGTTGAGTGTTTAGGGGTACGCTTGGGTTTGTTATAACCTGCAAATGTTTCACCTCTGTATTCAACCGCCATTACATTTTTACGTTAAAAGATTCACCGCATCCGCATTGGCTATCTACCATAGGATTGTCAACCTTTAAGTACGTACCCCCTAGTTCTTTTACATAGTCAATCTTACTTCCTAACGTGTACATAATAGACATCCCATCTACTATTAAGGAAGCTCCTTCACCTATATCTATTACCTCATCTTCTTTTAAGGGTCCATCTGAGAAGTCCCAGATGTAAGAGAATCCTGAACACCCGCCTCCTTTAACACCAAAGGCAACATAGTCACGGTTGTTGTCCTTAGTCATGCTACGGAGGTATTCTTTGGCAGAGTCAGTTATATCTAACATCTATTTTCCAAAAAAGAAGGGAGTTACCTACTGTAATACGGAAAACTCCCCTAAGTTTATAATTTCGCTGCAATCACTGAACCAGATCTTAGTCCATACAACCCCCGCAGGTAGAGAATAGACCAAGCACAGTAGGTATTATTGCCAATAGTATATCATATCTTATTTTAATTGTCAAGGGAAAAGTTAAATAAGGAGAATATTCTTATACAGGGGACTATATATAGTTGTTTATATATTATATTATACTATATATTAGTGTTTATATTAATATATTCTATATTATAATAGAGTTATTGCCTTAAAGCAATTTCCTTACTACGTTTTTGGGAACTTCGTTTCCCAATTACTACGTAATTGTAACATATATTAACGCAATAGTCAATGCCTATATATGCATAGCAGCCATGCGCTAAACGCATAGGTAGAGATACGATGGTAGTATTGTTATAAGGTACTTGTATAAAGGTGTTTACAACCTAAAATCACTAATTTTTCATAACCGGGTATATACGTACCGCCGGTGGGGCCATGGCTACCGCCCCCGGCATTTAAAATATAATTGAATAGAATAAAGATCTCTTATCCATCAAATAAATATAAAAACTATCTAAAATGCAAGGTAATATTCTTGCGTTTCCAGGCCATCGGAACAATGTGGCACGATTTATGCATACCCGGTCAAGCTCTAGGTGGTATACCCCTCAAATT